AAAGAAAGATTTAAACGAGACTTTAAAAAGATTCAAAGCAATAAATGAATATTCATTTTATGTTGGTGAAGATGATATTAAAGGAAAAGATGATGAAGGTAAAGATTTAATCTTAGGAGAAGATGAAGAAAATCCAGAGGCTGATGCTGAACCAGAATTAGATTTACCAGAAGATAATAAAGAAGTTGAAGATTTAACAGGAGATGCCGAAGTTGAAGACTTAAGTGGTGATGCTGAGGTTGAAGATTTAACAGGTGACGTTAATCCATTAGATATGGAAGCTCCTGGTATTGATTCACCAGAGATGACTGATAATGGCGATGAAGTAGAAGTAGACGTTACGTCAATCGTTAAAGGTAGTGAAGAGGCTAAAGCTGCTGCAGAATTAAGTAATGCTAAAATGGAAGAGTTATTAAACAACTTTAAAGAATTAGAAAACAAATTATCTGCCATGTCTGCCCTATCAACTAAAATTGATAACCTAGAACAAGAAATAGAAAAAAGAAATCCAACACCAGAAGAAAGATTAGAAATGCGTTCTTTATCTTCTTACCCTTTTAATCAGAAATTAACTGATTATTGGTCTGAAAAAGAAGGTATTTATGATGTAATGAATAAAAATGGTGAGAAAAAAGAGACAGAATATGTTTTAGATAAAGATGCTATTGAATCTGATTACAATCCAAATACAGTTAAAAACTCATTCAATGCTAATGAGTACGAAGAAGAGGATATTTAAAAAATAACTACTCTTAAAAATATTAAAGGAGGCTAAAAACCTCCTTTTTTGTCCTTATATATTTTATATTTTTATATATAATGTACTGAAAATTAATGTTTTATATATTAATCAAAAAATAAATAATATAAAACTATTGTAGAAAGAGAAATTATACAGTAGTTTTGTAAAACCTTAAAAGTTTTAAGAAGTGAAAGACAATGCAACAAAAATTTTAGAAATGTTTAACGGTATGTCAGAAGAACAAATCTCTGATATTATGAATAAACTTAGTTCCATTACTAAAAATGATGAAACTACAACAAAACACAATAAATTTGTTTACGAAGGAAAACATGACGACCTTCCAGTGGAGTTTAGACCAAAGAAACACCTTCCAGAAGGAACTAATATTGAAGTAGTAAAATTAATTATTGCGAAATTAGAAAAGGATTACCCGATTCTAAGAGACCCTATGTATACTAAGTCATTAATTGATGAATTTTCAAGTATGATGAACGATAAGGGTCAACTTTTATAGTAAATAACAACAATTATATATTTAAATTTAGAAAAATGAGCACAGAAAAAAAGAAAGATGCTTTAAGTGCTATCTTGAAGCAGTACGAAGACAACACAACAAAAAAACAAGCTAAAAAGGAAAAAACTTTTGACTTAAAAAACTATTTTAGTACATTTTTCCCTAAAACAGAGAAAAAAGCTAAAAAAGTAGTTAGAATTTTACCTGCAGCTGATGGTGAAAGCTCTCCATTTGTTGAATTACATGTACATAGTGTAGAAATTAATGGTGAATTCAAAAAATTCGTATGTCTTAAACATACATATGATAAACCATGTCCATTTTGTGAGGCTAGAGAACAATTATACTCTAAAACTGATACTGATGAGGTTACTGGTAAACCATTTAATAAAAGTGAGAGCCAAATCGAATCTGATAGAAATGTTGCTAAGAAGTATAACTCTAGAAAGATGTACGTTGTAAAATTAATTGAGCGTGGTAAAGAAGATGAAGGTATTAAATTCTGGAGATTTAACCATGATTCAAGAGGTAGTGGTACAATGGACAAAATTATGATTATCTTAGAAGAAGAAGGATATTTCATCGACCCAAAAGAAGGTAAAGATATTACTATCCACTTAGGTAGAGACCAAAAAGGTAATGCAGCTATTACTAGTATTACTGCAAATAAAGACAATACTCCTATTAGTACTGATGAAGAACAAGCAAAAGAATGGCTTGCTGATACAAGAACATGGGAAGATGTATATGGTGTTAAATCATATGAATATCTTGAAATCATTGTAAAAGGTGGCGAACCAATGTGGGATAAAGAGGCAGGAAAATTTGTTGATAAAGCTGATTTAGAGAAAAAACAATTAGCTAAAATCGAAGAATTTAGAAAAGATGCTGGAGAGACTACATTAGGAGCTTCCATTGAAGAAAGTGACGATGATGATGTTCCTTTTTAATAAGATGTTGTTTAGTGTTTCATAGTGTTTCATTCAGGCTCTTATAAACAAGCCTTTAACCAGTAAAATGGTAGTTTATTAATAAGGTTAATTTCAGAGGTCGGAGTTAAGGAATACAAAAAAAAAACGTTCCCCTTCGATAAAAGTGGCTTCGACCTCTGTATTAATTGTTTTTAAGATAAAAAAGTTATATGTCAAATAAAAAACCAGAAAGAAAAAAAGACCCAATTAAAAAAGGAGATTTTGATTTAACAAAATTTAAAAAAGATAATGGTTTAGGTCAAACAGTTAAAGATAAAGAATTATCTTGGATTCCATTATCAGATTCATTTCACGAGGCATTGAAAATTCCTGGAATCCCAAGAGGATTCTTCACATCATTCAGAGGTTATTCAAATACTGGAAAATCTACCGCAATATATGAAGCCGTTGCTGGATGTCAAAAAATTGGTGATTTACCAGTAATTATTGAAACAGAAGGAAATTGGAATTGGGAACACGCTAGAAATATCGGTGTACAGTACGAAGAAGTTATAGATGAAGAAACTGGAGAAATTAATTTTGAAGGTGATTTTATCTTAGTAACAAGTGAAGACCTTTTAAATAAATATGGTAACTTTAACTACGAAAATAGTAAGAACGAATCAAAACAATTAAGAGATGAGGCTGTTATTGAGGATGTAGCTAAATTTATGAGTGATTTATTGGATTTACAAAAAGAAGAAAAACTACAAAGAAATTTATGTTTCTTATGGGACTCAGTAGGTTCAATTAATGGATTTAAATCTGCTACATCAAATTCAAGTAATAATCAATGGAATGCTGGTGCAATGGAAGCTGCTTTTAAATCATTAGTAAACCATAGAATTCCAGCTTCTAGAAGAGAAGGTAAACCTTATATTAATACATTAGCTGTAGTTCAAAAAATCTGGTTAGATAATATGAACGCTGTTATTAAACATAAAGGTGGTGAAGCATTCTTTTATTCTCCAAGAATTATTATCCATTTTGGTGGTATCCTAACGCACAGCACAACTAAATTAAAAGCAACTTCAGGTGGTCAAACATATGAATTTGGTATTGAAACTAAAGTTAGATGTGAAAAAAATCAAGTTAATGGAATCATCGAACAAGGTAAATTAGCATCTACACCACATGGTTATTGGAATCCAGATAAAATCGAGGATTACAAAAAAGAACATCGTGATTATATTTTAAAACATCTTAATACAACAATGGATGATTTTAATATAGTTAAAGAAATTGTTAAGAAAGACTTATCAGATGAAGATATGGCTGATTAATATTGTAGTATAACTACTTAGGGAGTTCCAGCGACTAATAATCGCTGGTCCCCATCTCCCTTATTAAACTGAATTTTTAACCTCTTGATACAATGAATCGTGAATAAACTTCCCCCAAGACAAGCTACCGAAAGGATATTATATAAAAATATATTAATAGTAGATGGTAATGCATTATTTAAAATGGGTTACTGCGGTGCTAAAGATGAATATAATTCTAATGGACAACATATCGGTGGTCTCTATCAATTTATAACAGTACTCAGAAAATTACTGAATGAAAATTTATATCATTCAGTTTATGTATTTTGGGATGGTCTATTAAGTGGTAAATTAAGATATAATATTTATCCAGAATATAAAGCGAATCGTAATAAAGACTTCGTAACTGGCTCAAAACCAGATGAACCATTCTACCTAGAACAACAATTCCAAGTTAAAGAATATTTAGAAGAATTATTTATTAAACAATTATCTGATGAAAATGTTGAAGCAGATGATTTTATTGCGTATATTTGCAATCATAAGGAGGAAAATGAAAGAATCACAATTTGTTCAAGTGATAGTGATTTATGCCAACTTATTAATGAAAACGTTCTTATGTATCATTGCCAAAAGAAAATCTTTATTACTAAAGATAATTTTTTTGAATTAAAAGGTTATCATTTAGAAAATGTTGTATTAATAAAGATAATTTGTGGTGATACTAGTGATAATATTAAAGGTATAAAAGGTATTAGTGAAAATAGATTAATTGAAACATTTCCAGTACTTAAAGAAAGAAAAGTTGAATTAGAAGAAATATTAATTTTAGCAGAAGAGTTACAAACACAAAGAAAAAACGAGAAGAAAAAACCACTTAAATTTATTGATAATATCATCAATAAAGTTACAAATGGTGTACAAGGGGAAAAAATATATGAAATTAATAAGATATTAGTTGATTTAAAGAATCCATTATTAACAGAAGAAGCTAAAGAGAATATAGAAAATCTTAAAGATGGTTATTTTAATTTAGAAGATTACGGAGGAACTAAATCAGTATACGAGAAAATGAAAAGAGATGGGATTGATAAAAAAGTTGGAACAGAAAGAATAGCTGAATATCTAATGCCATTTAAAAAATTAATAGAACGAGAAAAAAATAATAATATAATAAATAAATAAATAAACAAGTAGTATCATGGAAATGCAAAAAGTAGAATTCGTATTGTACATTAATAACAGAAACAAAATTATTTGTGCAAGAAATTTCAGTGTTGAAAATTTCAATCCTGAGTGTATTAATTCTTTAGAAATTAAAGAAATGGTTGATTCCTTAGTGGGAATGAATAATGGAACAATGGGTGGACATGGAATCATCCCTAGTGACCTTAAAAAGAAATCTATTGATTATCTTTGGGAATTTTATAACCCATATAAAGAAGTACAAGCTGAAACTAAAAAAGTCTCAAATATTTTTGAGAACGAAGATATTTTCTATATCGATATAAATAAATTAACAGAAGGTGGTTCAGTTAATATTGCTAAGGGTTCATTTTCTGGTAACTTTTTCCCTACTAAAGTAAGATATCAAGTCGATATTAAAGAGTTAATTCCTAAATTAGTTAGTGAAATTAGATATTCATTATCTAGAAAAAATTATACTCACGAATACGATTCAATCTCTCTTTAGGAATATTTATATAAACACTAGAATTTGAAAGTTACATGGCGAAAGACAAAACAACATTTGAACATTACGGTACAGAATTCCAGAAAAGAATTATAGCTGAAATCATCTCAGACAGACGATTTGCAGAATCAATTCTACCTATCCTATCGCCAGCTTACTTTAAAGGTAATATTCATTTATCTTTATTAGTAGCTGAAATTGTTAATGCATTTAAGGACGAAGTTATTTTGGATTATGAAACACTCCAAAATAGAATTTTAGGACATGTAATTACAGAAAATGAGAAGGATAAAGAAGAGATTCTAGCACTCATTACTGAAATTAGAGCTATCACTTTAAATGACTCAGAATATACGCAGGAAACGGCTATGTTATTCTGTAAACAACAAGAAATGTCTAAGACTATTACTGATATCAAAAAAATTATTGATAGAGGTAATATCGAAGAGTTTCCTAAATGTGAAGAGTTAATTAGAAAAGCTCTTGAATTAGGTGGAAATAAAGATAATGGAGTTCATTTATTAGACTCTATTGATAGTGTGTTAGAGGACGATTTTAGAAATCCAATATCAACTGGAATTCCTGGTTTAGATGAGTGTATGGATGGTGGTTTATCTAAGGGTGAACTAGCCGTAATCCTAGCGGCCACGGGGGTTGGTAAAGCTCAACCACTAACATCTAAAATTTTAACTCCTAATGGTTGGACAACTATGGGTGAAATTAAAATAGGTGATGAAGTAATTAGTAGAGACGGAAAACCAACTAAAGTATTAGGTGTATATCCACAAGGTATTAGACCTATTTACAAAGTTTTGTTTACTGATAATACAAGTACTCTATGTGATGAAGAACATCTATGGGCAGTTAATTCAGGAAAACAAAGAAACCAAAGAAAAAATAGAAAGGGTGAGATACTTAAAAAAGATTTATCATATAAACCAGTTGCAACCAAGGATTTGATTAATAATTTAACAAAACATAAAAAAAATCCAAGATATAATTATAGAATTCCAAATGTATCACCAGTTGAATTCACAAAAACAGAATTAACTGTTAACCCCTATTTATTAGGTCTTATTATTGGTGATGGGTCATTATCTGCTGGTAATTGTGCTATAACAACAAAAGATGATTTTATTGTTGAAGAAGTTACCAGGATTTATAAAGATACTGTAGTTAAAAATCCTAAAAGAAAAATAGAGAAAATTGAAAATGGTTTCCCAGTATTAGTAGAAAGAGAACTTTATAGATTATATCTTAATAATGGAATGAAAGATTTACTAAAAGATTTAAATTTATTAGGTAAAAAATCTGAAACTAAATTCATCCCTAAAAATTATTTATATAATTCTGTTGAAAACCGAGTTGCATTATTACAAGGATTAGTTGATAGTGATGGTTATATTGATGGTCATAGAATTGAAATCTCAACAGTATCAAAAGAATTAAGTGAAGATATTAAAGAGTTAGTTTTATCATTAGGTGGAAAAGTTCATACTAAAGTATATATGGGTGCATATAGAAAAAATGGTATAAAAAAAGAAACTAGAGAATATTATAGAATCGGCTTTAGTCTACCAGATAATGGAATTATTCCAGCTAGATTACCAAGAAAATTAGAGAGATTTAATCCTAGAACAAAGTATGCTGAAAATAAAATGATTAAATCAATAGAATATTCTCATGATGAATTAGCACAATGTATAATGGTTGATAATCCTGAACATTTATATGTTACTGATGATTATATTGTAACACATAATACAACATTAGTTACAAAACTTGCTCAGGCTGCATATAAACAAGGTAAAGTAGTAGTACAAATTTTCTTTGAAGATACAACTAAAATTATCCAAAGAAAACACTTGGCTTGTCATACTGGAATTGCATTAAATGACCTATCTTCGAGAAAAGAAGAGGTAAAAGCTGCTAAAGTAACATTAACAGAAGAACATACTGGTGGTAAATTAATTATGAAAAGATTCCCAAGCGGAACTACTACCATTGCAATGATAAAACAATATCTAAGAAAATTAACAGTATCAGGTATTAAACCAGATATGATTTTATTAGATTATATTGATTGCGTACAATCAACAAGACATTCAGATGATATATCAACATCAGAAGGTCAAACAATGAGAGAATTTGAATCATTAATTAGTGAAATAGATGTTGCAGGATGGGTTTGTACACAAGCTAATCGTAGTGCGGTTACATCAGATATAGTAGAAGCTAATCAAATGGGTGGTTCATTTAAAAAAGCTCAAATTGGACACTTCATTATGTCTATTGCTAAGAAATTAGACCAAAGAGATGAAGGTACCGCTAGTATTGCAATTCTTAAATCAAGATTTGGTAAGGATGGTATTACTTTCCCAGATTCAATATTCGATAATGCTAGAGTTTATATCGAATTAAAATCAAATGGCGGTCTAAACTTCGGTGGAATGATGAATAAAAAGAAAGAAGATGAACAAAATGCAGTTAATAGAGCATTAAGAACAGCACAAGCAGTAAATAAATTATCAGAAAATAAAGAAAAAGAAATATAATATGGAAATCAATATCATCAAAAGAGACGGAACAAAAGAAGCTATTAATTATGAAAAAATTAATAAAGTTTTATTATGGGCAGTAGAAAATATAAATGGAGTTTCTGCATCAAATGTTGCAATGAATGCCCAATTACAATTTTATAATGGCATTAAGTCATCTGATATTCATAAATTACTAATACAATCTGCAGTAGAATTAGTAACAGAAAATGAACCTAATTACCAATATGTAGCATCTAATTTATTAAATTATTATATAAGAAAAAATATATTTAATACTGCTACTGATATGCCTCACATTAAAACTATTATGGTTGATAATGTAGCTAGAGGAATTTATGATGAAATTTTATTGAAGTCATTCACCAACGAAGAACTAGAAAAAATTAATTCTTTTATTAAACATGAAAGAGATTTTAATTTTACTTGGGCTGGATTACAACAAATGGTTGATAAATATCTTTTGAAAGATAGATTAACTGGTGAAATTTACGAAACACCACAATATGCATATATGTTTATTGCTATGACTTTATTTGCGGATTTTAAAGGAGATAAAGTTAATATGATTAAAGGTTTCTATAACCAAATTTCAAAATGGAAAATTTCCTTACCAACACCAATTATGTGCGGTGTAAGAACACCAAATAGACAATATAGTAGTTGTACTCTTATTGACTGTGGTGATTCATTAGAATCAATCTATTCAACTAATACTGCTATCGGTTATTATACCGCTAAAAGAGCTGGTATTGGTCTTAATGTTGGTAGAATTAGAGCTATTGGTACTCCAATTAGAGGAGGTGAAGTAGTACATACTGGTGTTATTCCATTTTTGAAAATGTTCGAATCAACAACACGTTCTTGTACTCAAAATGGTGTAAGAGGAGGTTCATCAACTACACATATCCCATTCTGGCATAAAGAAATCGAGGATGTATTAGTTCTTAAAAATAATAAAGGTACTGATGATAATCGTGTACGTAAAATGGATTATAGTATTCAATTTTCTAAATTATTTTATAAGCGTTTTATTAATAACGAAACCATTACATTATTCTCACCAAATGATGTTAAAGATTTATATACCGCATTTGGTTATAATGATATTTTTGATGAATTATATGTAAAATATGAAAATGATAAATCAATAAATAAAAAAACTATTAATGCAAGAGATTTATTTAATCAATTTTGTCAAGAAAGAATTGGTACTGGTAGAATTTATTTAATGAATATTGATAATGTAAATGAACATTCTGCTTTTACTGATAAAGTTTATATGTCAAATCTCTGCCAGGAAATTAATCTTGCAACATCACCATTAAATCATATTGATGATGGTAAATTAGTTACAAAACTAATAAAAATGAAATCTACTGACGTAGAAAGTTTTGCAAAATTAAAAAATGAGCATACAACATTGTATATTGATGGTAAAACAAATCTTATTCATAAAAAAACATTAAAAGATTTTAATAATATGTTCACTATTATTGATGCTTTTGATACTGAAATGAGTAAAAATAATGAATATACAATATTACCACAGAAATTTGAAATGATGTGGGGTGAAGAACCAGCTGAAATTGCTTTATGTGTTTTATCTGCAATTAATTTGGGTACTATTAAAGAATTATCTGAATTAGAAGAAGTATGTGAATTTACATTAAGAGCATTAGATTTCGTAATTAGTCACCAAGATTATCCAGTAGAAGCAGCTAAAAAAATGTTATCTAGAAGAAGTGTTGGCGTTGGTATCACAAATCTAGCTTATTATTTTGCTAAAAATGGTGTTGTTTATGGTTCACAAGAATCATTAAACTTATTGGATGAAACAATGGAATATATCCAATATTATTTAATTAAAGCATCTGTTAAATTAGCAAAAGAATTCGGTAAATGTGACTATTTTAATAGAACATCTTATTCAAAAGGAATTTTACCTATTGATACATATAGTAAAAAAGTAGATACAATTGTAAATAGAGAAAGAACTTTAGATTGGGAAGCACTTAGAGCTGAGGTATTAGAACATGGAATGAGAAACTCAACATTAACGGCTATGATGCCATGTGAGAGCTCTTCTGTTGTATCTAATTCAACTAATGGTATCGAACCACCAAGAAGTTTAATTACTAGTAAGAAATCTAAACAAGGTATTATTAAAATGGCAGTACCAGAAGTTTATAAATTAAAAAATAAATATAAACTAGCGTTTGATGTAACCAATAAAGAATATACTAACATCCACTCTGTAATCCAAAAATGGATTGACCAAGGTATTTCAGGTAATCACTATTATTCAATGGAAAATGGTGAATCATTATCTATAACTGAAGTTATTAAAGATTTATTATATTTTTATAATATGGGTGGTAAACAATTATATTATGCAAATACAGCTGATGGTAAAACTGATGATATCACTAAAATGATGAAAGAAGAAATTAAAGCAGAACCAGAGATTGAAGAGGAAATTGATGACTGTGCGGGAGGTGCTTGTAGCATTTAATTTGGATATATTAAAATAAATTAGTATATTTGTAAAAAAATATAAATTATGTCAGAAGAAAAACACATCATTAATTTAAATAATAACGATTTTACATCGGAACCATTATTTTTTGGAGAAAATGGAATGGGATTACAACGATATGATAAATTTAGATATAAAAATATTTTTAATTTATTCAAAACCCAATTAGGTTTCTTTTGGAGACCAGAAGAAGTTGCAGTACAAAAAGATAGAGGTGACTTCATGACCTTAACCGAACAAGAAAAATTCATTTTCACTAAAAATTTAGGTTATCAAATACTATTAGATTCTGTCCAAGCACGAGGTATTAAAAATATTACTGAGTATATGACTAATTTGGAATCTGAAGCATTTGCTAATTCATGGGAATTCTTCGAAACTATACATTCTTATTCTTATACTTATGTAATTAAAGGTGTTTATCCAAATGCTAGTGAAATATTCGATTCAATTCTAGAAGATGAGGCTATTAGAAAACGCACAATATCTGTTACAAAATATTATGATGAGTTAATTAACTCAATCCCATCGGATACTGAAGATGATTTAAAGAAGAAATTATATTTAACTCTAATGTCAATTAATATCTTAGAAGGGATTAGATTTTATGTTTCATTCGCTTGTTCATATTGTTTTGCACAAAATAAAAAAATGGAAGGTAATGCCAAGATTATCAGTATGATAAACCGTGATGAAAATCTACATCTTGGATTTACACAATATGTTATAAATAAACTTTCAACAGAAAAGAGTGAAGGTTTCTTACATATAGTTAAAGAATGTAAACCCATTGTAAAACAAATGTTCAAAGATGCTGCAGAAGAAGAAATCGAATGGGCTAATTATTTATTTGAACATGGTTCATTATTAGGTTTAAATGCACAGATATTAACTGAATATATGAAATGGCTTACAAATTCAAGAATGAGGTCTATACATATGGAACCATTATTTGAAAATGTTAAAAATCCAATTCCGTGGATAAAGCAATGGACAGAATCAAAAGATGTCCAAGAGGCACCCCAGGAAACGGAAAAAGAGGCATATGTTGTAGGAAATTTTAATAACGATATTAATGATTCTGATTTTGGGGAGTTCGATATATAATAATATAAGGGAGAGTAAAATCTCCCTTTTTTATTTATAAATTATATATCTCCCATATATTTATAATATATGGCAACAAATTATTTAGGTATTAATTATCCATTCCAAGACTCCTCAAAAGGGTTCTTCTTAGATTTAACTGTAACAGATAGCCAACAAGTTAAATCCGATTTAATGCATTTAATACTTACTCGTAAGGGTACTAGATATTATAATCCAGAATTTGGAACTAATTTACTTAAATTTATATTTGAACCTAACGATGGGTTAACACAATCACAAATATCTGATGAAATAAAATCAGTGGTTAAGAAATACTTACCGAAATTACAAATAAATGATATAATTATCACTCCTAGTGAAACTAATGAACATTTAGTTACAGTTAAAATTGATTATACTATAACTGATGATGTTTTTGAACAAACTGATTTTGTAATTATTAATATTTAAGAAAAACTACCTTTAGATTCTTTAAATGATTTAGCTAATTGGTCTTTATCTGAGACAATTGGGTCATGAGAACCCCATTTTATATTTAAATCTTCATCATCCCATTTAATTGATGCCTCAGATTCTTTATTATAGACATCAGTACATTTATAATGAAATATTGTATTATCAGCTAAAGAAATAAAACCATGTGCAATACCTTCTGGTAACCATAATAAATTATTATTCTCTTCTGATAAAATTACTGATACATATTGACCGTAAGTAGGAGATGATTCTCTTATATCCACCGCAACATCCATAACACAACCTCTCATTACTGTAACTAATTTACCTTGGGCATGTGGTGCTTTCTGATAATGTAATCCCCTAACTACATTCTTATGTGAACATGATATATTATCTTGTTTAAATTCTTTTATTTTAATAACATCCAATAATGACTCATTAAATGACTCTAAGAAATATCCTCTTGAATCTTTATAAACATTAGGTTCGATAATAATTACCCCTGGTATCTTGGTTTCTTTGAAGTTCATAGTGCAAATATATAATAAAACTTTATATATATAAATATTTTGTTATTATTAATATTTATATATAAACTGATTTATGGCTAAGAAAATATCATATAGTAGTAGAAATTTCGCTGATTATCGTGGTGATTTAATTAATTACGTAAAACAATACTACCCTCAAGTGCTGAGTGATTATAACGATGCTTCCGTGGGTAGTCTTATAATCGAAATTAACGCAGCAATAGGGGATAATCTTAGTTTCTTAGCTGATAATAGGTTTAATGAGACTCAAATCAATTACGCACAAGAAAGAGCTTCTATATTAAGTATGGCACGTACGATGGGTCTTAAAATACCTGGAAAACGACCATCAATATCAATTGTAGATTTTAGTGTTACTGTCCCTGTGTTTGCAGATTCATTTGATGCCGAGTACTGCCCAGTTATCAGACAAGGTGCACAAGTGAATGGTGCTGGTAAAGTATTTGAAACGATGGATGATATAGATTTTGCAAATCCATTCACTACGGGAGGTCTACCAAATAGATTAGTAACACCAAATATAGATAGTAATAATATAATACAAAATTATACAATAACTAAAAGAGAAATTGTATTAAATGGTGTTAGTAAAGTCTTTAAAAAAATAATAACACAGGATGATGTAAGACCATTTTTAGAGGTTACATTACCAGAAAATGATATTATTTCAGTAGAATCGGTCATTACATTAGATGGTACTAATTATACATCAACACCCACTTTAAATCAATTCTTAGATGTAGATAATCAATGGTTTGAAATGCAAGCCTTAGCTGAAGATAAAGTATTCATAGAAGATAAAACATTATCAACTGATAATGCTAGTATTAAACCAGGAAAATATCTTAAAGTAAATAAAAGATTTATCACAGAATATACTGACCAAGGATTTATGAAAATAATATTCGGTGGTGGTAGTCAAGATATTGGTTCTTTAAATGATTTCAATATTAATACATCATTAACACAAAGAATTGGTGATTTTATCAATAACTATTCATTGGGTACAACTCATAGTGCAGGAACAACCTTATTTATTAAATATAGACGAGGCGGAGGTTCATCAAGTAATTTAGGACCAAATGTATTAAATAGTCTTGGTTTAATTGATATAATTATTAATGGTTCTGATACAACTATTAATACTAAAGTGGCTAAATCATTAACAGTGAATAATCCAGCACCAGCATTAGGTGGTAGAGATGAACCATCAATCGATGAAGTAAGAAATTTAGTAAGATATAACTTCGCATCTCAAAATAGAGCTGTTGGCATTAAAGATTATCAATCAAGAATCTCATTAATGGATGGTAAATTTGGTGTACCATTCAGAAGTGGTGTATTTGAAGAACAAAATAAAGTGAAAATCTCAATCCTAGGACTAGATGCTAGTGGTAAACTAACAAATACATCAACAGATACATTAAAAGCCAATATAGCCACTTATTTATCTGATTACAGAATGTTAAATGATTATATTGAAGTAACTGATGGTAAAATTATTAATATAGGTTTTGAAATTGATTTATTTATAGATAAAAATTATCCACAATCAGAGATTATATCACAAGTTATCACTAATGTAAGTGATTTTATGGATATAAATACATTCCAAATGGGAGAAAATATTTACTTATCTCAATTATATGAGATTATTAATAATGTGGGTGGTGTTTTAAATATTGTTGATTTACGTGTTTATAATAAAGTGGGAGGTGATTATTCATTAAATGAAATTGCACAACCTTATTATGATACTGCAACTAGACAAATTGATTTATTAGGTCAGTTTACATTATTCGGGGAACCAAATGCACTTTTTGAAATTAAAAATGTAACAAAAGATATAAAAGTAAGAATAAAAAGTTAATATATTGTTTTATGAGTTGTGGTTGTAAAGGAGATAAAGGTACTGCTGAACTTTTGGCACAAAGACCGAAAGGGTTTATTGGTAGTACATTCATGTTTGTAGTATTTTTTATATTATTTTTACCTATATTAATACCTTTTGTTTTTTATATAATTATAAAACAAAAAGTTACTGGTAAACCATTCGATTTAGTTAAAATGTTCACTAATATATCAAATAAATTTACAAAAAAAGATGAAGATTTTGATGAAGTAGATTTTAATAATGATGAATATGAGATAGTGGATACATTATAATTATGAGTGATACAATTAGAATAAGAACCGAAGTCGGTAAAGACCATTATTTAAAAATACCATTTAAACAGGAATTTAATTTCTTGGAGATTTTATCACTTAAAATTTCTCAGGAGGATGTATATAAAAATTTCTCTGCTGATTATGGTTGTGTTGTCGGTAGAGTTACACTAAATAATGTCGGTGTCCCTAATTGTAGAGTTTCTATATTTATCCCTTTAACAGACGAAGATTCAACAAATGATGCTATAACATCATTATATCCATATAAAAATATCTTTAGTGATAAAGATAAAAAAGGTATAAGATATAATTTATTACCAGAAGATAGTCAAAGTACTTGTCATACGCCAGTTGGTACATTTCCCTCAAAAAGAAGAATATTAGATAATGATACTTTATTGGAAATTCATGAAAAATATTATAAATATACTGCAATAACAAACCATGCTGGTGATTTCATGTTAATGGGAGTTCCCGTTGGTAATCACATATTACATATGGATTGTGATATTAGTGATATTGGATTACTTTCACAGAAACCATATGATTTAATTCGTAATGGTTCAAATATAACACAATTCGAATCAAGTACTAAATTTAAATCTTCTGTAAATCTAGATTCTTTACCACAAGTTAAGACAGTTAATAAAGGTATAAATGTAGTACCATTCTGGTCTGATGTAGATAATACAGATATGGGTATTACTAGGGTAGATATCACTATCCCTTATAATATACAACCTAGTGCTATAATGATGGGGAGTATATTCTCTGATAATGAAGCTAATTCATTGAGTAAACAATGCAGACCAAGAAAAAAAATGGGTAATTTATCCGAAACCACTACTGGAGAAGGTCTAATCCAAATGATTAGAGAAACTTATGATGGACAAGTAGAAGAATTTTCAGTGGAAACTATTGATAGTGATGGAACTTATTCCTACCAAATCCCTATGAATCTTGATTATATTGTTACAGATGAATTTGGTAATCTAATACCATCGGAAGACCCAACTAAAGGTATACCAACTAGAGCAAATGTCAGATTGAAATTAACCATGGATATCACAGGAGGGGAATCGATGCGAAGAACTAGAGCCGCATTCCTCATCCCTAATAACCCAACAAATGGAGAAGGGGATTACTCTTTCGGAGTTAACACCCCAATTATCCAAAATGAAACTTTTAAAGAATTACATTGGAATAAACTATATACAACAAAACAATTTATACCCAGATTCCAAAGAACACCAAGTGCTGGTTATTATTTTACCGCAATAAAAGATGTGGATGAAAGTCCAGGTACTCATCAGCCATTTCCATTTAATAGAGTTGATACAAATAAAGATTTTATATTTGAATTTTTTTGTTTTTTTTTATCACTAACAGGATATATTTTGAGTTTTATTAATGCTGTTATTATATTAATAGTTAATAGTATAATATCGGCTATTAATTTATTACTCTCAGAAAAAAATGAATTATCTTATAAAAAGTGTATGGCATTCCAATGTGGTGATATTTGGTTTGCACCAGGATGTGGTAGTGGAACCAAAGGACTAGCAGAAGCTGAAAAAGAAAATAGTGGTGTTAGTAAAAATAATAGCACTACAGCTTATAATGATTGTCAAAGTGTACGATTAGCTGAAAATAGAAATGTTTTTAAATTCCACTTCTTTAATGATTGGATAAATGGTATTATTTATTTACCATTATTTAAATATAAAAAGGAAAAGAAAGTAACATCTGGGAAGGTTATTATAGAAGAAAAACTATGTGATTTTGATTGTGATTATTTTGATAGTAATAGTAAGAATGATTGCGATAATAATTATATTGCCGATGGATGCACGTCAGTACTATCATCTGACTCTACTAAAGAGATAAAAATACGAGAAGGATTAATAAAAAGAGCTAAATTAGATAATGGTGATTATGATTTATATTATGCGGCAGCAACACATCAAGGAAATGTCCCATTATACCCAGTTAATATCATCTCATTAGGCTCTATTGTTAATTGTGATTATCAAAATGTACCTATTATGTATCCAGAATTATTAACAACAACATATAAAAGACCTGATTTTGTAACGGATAATAATACTGGTGTTACAGGAATTGACCCATTGTTAATGACTATTTTTTGTGGTCCATTAGGTATAGGTGGGGTAACAGTAACTGATAAACAGTGTCAAAATAATAAAAGAATATGTGAATTAGGTGTTGATTTAGATGAACGACCACATAATGATGAACGTATTGATAATAATGATATTGACAACCATTTAATAAGAAAGAAATTTATATCAATAAATCAAGGAACATCATTAGTAAGCACAAACGATAATTTTGACGGTACTGAATATAAAAATTTTAGGAATTTTGCTGCATATGATGAAGTAAATTTACCTAAAGGTAATTCTTTATATTTTTATTTCGGAATAACACCAGGAAAATCAGCATTAGATAAAGCCAATAGTAAATATTTTGCTAAATGTACAGTAAAAAAACAAAATAATTTTATTATTAAAGGCGAAGTAAATGCGGTAACCACAATTAATGGAAGTGATGGCTCTATTGACATTACTATGATTGGCGGTATCGCACCATTTACTTATTTATGGAGTAATGGTGCAACAACACAGGATATTTCATTATTAACTGCAGGTAATTATACAGTAGTAGTTAAAGATTCAACAGGTGCAATGGCAAGTCGTTCATTCGAAGTAAAACAACCACTTGTATTAACTTTTGATTCATTAGCAACTGATGCCACACAAAATGCATCAAATGATGGTAAAATTATAATAACTCCTAGAGGTGGTACTGCACCATATAATGCACAAATTATTTCTGGACCATCTAATACTTTTATACCAACTGGTAATTTTAGTTTTACTGTACAATTTACTGGTCTAGTACCAGGAAATTATATAATTGAAGTGACTGATAGTAGTTCACCAACACAAAGTTATCAAAATACAGCATATATTGTTATTAATGAACCCGCAGCATTGGTAGTACCAACACCAGTTATTATTAATAATACTTGTAATGGTGGTAATACAGGTAAAATCACAATAAACCCTAGTGGAGGAGTAATACCATACTACATTAAATGGCGAGATAGTAGTAATGCTATTATAGATACTATAAATATGACCACCGAAAATTTAGTGGCTGGTACTTATTCAGTAGAAGTCATTGATGCGGTTAATCAAACTGTAACTTATAGTAATTTAGTGGTGACTGAACCTATAGTTATTACATTTAGTGAAACACATATAGCACATACAGGTGTTAATTCAGATGGTTCTATACAATTAACAGCATCTGGTGGTGTAGGTTTATTAACTTATAGTATCTATATTGGTAATGTACAACAAGGTGTAAGTAATTTCACTGGAACATTTACAGGTTTAGCTGCTGGTACTTATACTGCTAAAGTAGTAGATGATAATAACTGTGAAAAAATTATTAATACAATAATAATATAAATTATTTTAAATAATAAATTGGAGATTAGAAATATTTTACGTAACTTTACAAATAAATGAAGTCATTCGGAATATTATATTCCATAAAGGTTAATTCTGTGAAACTACATAGATATCCTTTATGGAATTTTGTTTTAATGAAAATTGAAACATTAAGGAATATTATATATAATAATAAAAAATTAAAAAATATAATATCCCAGTATTATAATATCAG